TCAAGATTAGTTGATTTTATACCAAGAAAACGGCAGAAGATCTGTATTCTTTTCCTAAGTCCTGCTCTATAATATCTTTCTTTAATTTTAGTGAGCATTTCAAGGCCTAAAAGTTTGTACTCCATTGCAACCCCTGAGCTATTTCCTGCAAAGTTCTCATCAGTAAGGTTTGGTACATGTGAGAATGTATAAATATCTTCCTTTAATGCCTTTCTCAGTACTTCTATACCTGCTTCATCGAAAGTTCTGGCCAGATATTCTGCTTTAGCTTCTAAATCAAGCTCAAGAAGTTTTTTCTTCTTTACTTCTTTTAACGCCTTATCAGTTTCTTCTCTTGTATCCCCCAAAAGAGTTCCATAAATAACCAGAATTGCATCTATGAACTGCTCTTTGTCATTAACCCTATCAGATGTAAGTGTATTATATGCATCGATAAGGCTTATCTGCTGTTCAAAATCTCCTATGCAGAACTTGTTGTTTTTGTACTCAATTATAGGAATATATCCCAGATTATGAAGCCTTGGCTCTCCCTTTTCTTTCCCTGTTGTATTTTCACCAGGATACAGTATGTAGTCCTGCAGATAATTTTCTGTCGCCACAAGTGCCACGTATGACACTTTGTTATTTGCATCATCTTTTTTAACGTAATAAAAAACACCAAAGAGTTCTTTATGCTCAATGGTGTCGTCATAAACTATGAATGTATTTTCAGGAGATAGGTTTTTCACTTTTAAATATGCGTCCTCTTCAGCCACGTATACATATTCATAGCTGCATCCGTAAATAGAAAGAAGCAATGCATTATCCTGGTCAACATCCTCTGTTTCTGCAAGCTCTAATGCATCTGTGAATTTTTTCATCTTTTCTTTATCTTCATCACTACATGTGTACGTGATAGGATTTCCCATGAAATATCCGCTGGCAGTGTCTGAGATATCTTTTGCGTGATTACAAACGGTCCTCACGTTCACGACATCTCTTTCTTTTGCTAGAATTTCATGCTCTCCCATGTAATATTTCATGTTTTTCTTAAGTCGTTCTTCCTCTTCAGAACGATGTCTTGAAATAAGTTTTGTCAGGAGGATTTTATCTATACCTTCCTGCTCAAATTTTTCTCTAGGGTATGTAAGAATATTGTTCAAATTTTATCCTCCTAACTAAATCCTTCTTGTCTCTTATCTTTGATTTTTGCTTTCTTTCTGCCTAAAATCGTATGGCAAAAATACCTAACACTGTCCATACAATGGTCTGACATCTTGATTGGTCTATCTTCTCCACGCTCTGCAGCTTTTTCATCCCATACGTATGACGCAAATTCTTTCTTAGTTTCAACGCAAGAGTCTGAGAATTTAATCATCCCGGTATTAAGCAGTCTTCCTACGGTTCTTATGCCGTCTGTAACGTCATTCTTTGCTTTAATCACAGGTAAACCTTTTTCGTTTAAGACTGCGATGAATGATGCTGCGGAAGGGTCTACGATTACCGCTTTAATTTTCGTTCCTTGAATGAAGTCTATTAGATCTTCTGCATACTGTTCGTCAGTCTTTTGCTTACCTTCGTCTCTTCCAGAATAATAGTACTCTCTGGTGCAGTACCAGATGCCATCTGTCCCTTTATTCCATAAATGGAACACTGTAGCATTCTGTGTACCATAGTCGCAGCTGACATAACAGGCGTTAGGAATAAGTTTTGAATAGAATTTAACGATACTTAGCATATGTTTTGCTTCATCAAACATATCGTAAATAATTCCTTCTGCCATTACCCAAAGACCGAGTATATATCTTTGGAAGAACACTCCACTGTACATAGAGCGATATCTTGCTTTCGTTCTTTCTGAAAGACTCAAGTTATCTTCCATTGTGAAGTGAAGGTATATAAGATTCTTTTCTTTGCGTTTATCTATCCAATTTGTTTTAAACCAATGGTAAGGTCCATCTGGGTTACAGTTAAACCAGAATTTAGAACCATCCACAGAGCATCGCCCTGTGCCCTGGTTAACAAAACTCTCCGGCATTAATGCTACTTCATCAAAAAAAATCCCAGCCAGGGTAATACCCTGAATGAGATCTTGTGAACTTTCGTCTTTTCCGCCGAATATGTAAAAATAGTTTTCTTTGCCATTTTTCTGAATTACCACGAGGTTTTCTGCTCTGTGGTCAGTTACCTTGTAGCCTCGGGAACGCAGCATGACTTTTAATAAGAATAGGACATTTCTTCTGAAAGAACCTATTGTCTTACCACACATTGCGAAATTTTCACCATTAAAGCTCGTCATCGCCCATATAACAAAAGATAGTGACATCGAGACAGTTTTACCCGAACGGATAGCACCATCCGCTATAATTCCATCTTTATCTTTTACAGGTGAATCGGTACACCACCAGTTAAGTACTTTTCTTTGTTTTTTCGAAAAAGGCTGGAATTTAAAGACCTTATTAATCTTCCTCTTCATCTTCCCAGTCCTCTCTTGCAGATCCGTTTAACGCTTCAAGGAAACCATCGTCTTCCAGTTCTTCCTCTTCATCCAGTTGCGCTTTAGCTTTAAGTGCTGCAATTCGGATGCGCTGCTCTTCTGTGGCCATATTCATATGGTTTGATAACCAGTCGAGCGCTTTCATTCGGTCGGCAAGTTTGATTTTAGCTCCATCTCTACCTTGACTTACTTCACTAATGAGAGTTCCATCTACCTCATCTGATTCTTTTAGGCGAACCACGCTCACCTTCTGCATCAACGTTTCTCTTTTTCCTGTTTTAGGATTTTTTACTTGAACAGGACCAAACTGACCCATTACCGGCACTTCTTCTTGTCCAAATGATGCGTAATCTGTTATGTCCGCAAAGGCGATATCCATGTACTTTTGGAAGATGTCATCCTCGGTTAACATTTCTCTATTTAACCGGTGCTGTTTGAGGTTGTCAATTTCGTTTTTTACCTTAACATTTCTTAACATCCTACTTCCGCTTATTGCTGCAATTTCGTAACTACAACCGTACGCTTTTTGATATGCTTTTGTGGCATTAAAACTTTTTATGTAGTAACAGCAGAAGAGCTTTTGTTTTTCAGTAAGTTCCGAATTTTCCAAAACTGAATTTATTTCCTCTTCAGCTGCATAATTTTCTATGTCATTTTTACTTATTTTTTTTGTAACCGAACGTTCGCTTTTTTTACCCGAGCGTTCGCCATCCCATTTATGGGTACTTTTCCACCTTCTAACCGTACCTGCTGGTACTTCTAATTCGGTGGCTATATCGACCAGTTTTTTCCCCTGATCATACAGTTCTTTTGCTCTTTTTATCTTTTCATCCGGTGCCCTTGCCAAGCGTCACCACCTCTCATTCGTTAATTTTAGGTATAAAAATACTCCGGACTTGAGGGTACCGGAGTAATCACTTTAGAAGGAGAATAAGGACGTTTGATTTAAGACGATGACTCTTTTATCTTTTCCCTAATTCCATGATACATTATTTCACACCTTGATAGTGTCTTTCAATGTCTTTTTATAATTTTCATGCTTTTCTATTTCTTTTAATGCTCTTCCGTGAAGTTTTAAGGTGTAGCGATAGTTTCTGTGAATATCTATTGCGATTTCCTCCCACGAAAGATTTTGAATATATCTTAAATAAAGAATTCGCTTGTACTCCTTATGTTCGACCGATATGATTGTATCAAAAATCTCTCTTCGCAATTCAATAGCTTCGTCTCTTTTTCTGATTAAAATCGTTGTGGTATCGCATATTTTCGCTACCGCATTCCCTATTTTATCCTGCGGTGCCGAACCCTGCACCCTCTCTCCTTCAGATTGTGGAGTAATGCTTGTCACCATGTCGTTTAGATCTTTCAGTTCCTCTTCAATGATTTTTATGTCACCCATTATTTTGAGATATCGTTTTAAATAATCTTTTGCGCTCATCCTTATCAACTCCCTTCTGAATTATCTGTTTATACTTCTCTCACTTTCAAAACCATTTGGATATCTTTTCTTTCGTTTTTCAACACTCCTCTTCACCTTTCTTTCCATCCATCTTTGCACCGCATTCAGGGCAATACTTATGTGCTGGTGTTCCCCAGTTTCCGCACTCAGAACAAGTCCAGTAAATGCTATTCTCGCCCATTGCTTCAGCTATGCCGTCTTGGTGGAATAATCGCATCACTTCGGGGTTAGGCTTATGTTTTATCCATTCCCCATGAACCACAGGTGCGGCATCGACTGTTGGCTGTTCGTTAATGAAATCTTGCAACTCCATATCTTTGAACGTGTTTCCCGTGGTGTATTCTCCATCTGTTATTTTCTTGTATAATGCTTTTCTGCTTATTAAATCACCCATCAACTTCACCTTCTCTTTCTAACCTATTACAGCAGTCTTGACATACTTTTGCTATTTTCATAACTTCCAATCTAGTAAATGCCATTGATTTTGCAAGGGTTGTTACTGCTTCTATAATTCTTCTTGCTTCTACTGGTGTTATTCTTTCGTTTGAGTTATCCATCAATTTCACCGACTTTCTCCCATTTTCTTTCTTTTCTCCATCGTCTGCACCAACCTTCAAAAGTTTCAACATAGCCGATATAATGCCCATCAATGCTGCAATGACATTCAATGTTTGCAATTTCCCCAGTCCTGATGTTATTCCCACAGTTGCAACAGCATCTTTTTCGTTCTATCATTCTCCACCGCCTTTCAGTTCTGCCAGCTTTTGCTCTGCTTCGGCTTTGGTGTAACCGATGCACCATCCTGCTTCTAAATCAGCTAAGATATGTTCAATGCTTGCGTATGCAACTTTAACCGTTCTACAGTCTTTATGGGCGGCATATACAACTTCATCAGGCTTGCACGGCAGTTCTATCAGCATGCCTTGTTCTTCCAAATCCTCGTATTCTCGCAATTTTTCATAAATTTTTCTGTCATGACATTTATCCCTGCTTGTCATGTTGAAAAACTCGCACTGATTTATCCTTGCGAGTTCTTTGTTCGCATACTTACAACCTATAAAGTCACAATAGTCAAAATGATTTGTCAATCTACTCATTCTTCCTCACTCCATTTCAGTGCCTGCCCGCAATGTTTGCAGCAGTTCGGTCTGTACGGCTGTCTTATAACGGCTTCGTCGCAGGCAGGGCAAACAAAATCTAAACAGTAATAACTTTCTCCACTTTGCTCATTTTTAGAAATGACCTTTTTCGGTATCTGCTTTCGCAATGCTTCCGCTCCCATGGCCATTGCTTCCTGTATCTGCTCAATGACTTTATCTCTATTAAAGCCTGCCTGATACGTCAGTTCTTCTACCGCAGCCATGCTTGTTTCTGCAGATAGTATTCTTATAGCTT